CATTCCCAAGCGCTTCTGAGTCCCCCCCCCAGGCAGTCAGCAGGCTTCTGTCCTCTCTTCGCCTGTACTGCCTTGCCCCAGCCCTGCCCTGCTCATGGGGCTGGGGCATCTTTCCATGAGGTGCACCAATGAACCTGGGTGAACTACTCGACTTCTGCGGAAACCTCCTCGACTATGACCCCTCCAACAGCACGTATCGGGAGCAGCTCGTTAGCCTGCTCAATGATGCGCAAACCCGTTGTCTGACAGATAGGCCTTGGGCGTTCTGCTCGAGGGACCGCAAGCTGCAGGCATGGACAGACAGCACCCTGCAGCTGACGTTCACCAATGGGCAGGCGCAGGTCACAGGGGCAGGCTTCCCTTTGAGTGCTGACCCTGTCACCCCAGGTAGCAACCTGGCTGGGGCTGTGCTGACCTTCACAGACAGCGCAGGAACTGCCCACACGCATCACGTTGCATGGGTAGAGCTGACTACCCGTCTGTACGTCGACCGGGCATACACAGGTGTCACAGGCGCCTACACAGCCACTGTGCAGCGCAGGGAAGTGTACCTACCCAGTGACTGCATGACAGTGCAGAACGTGTCAGACCCTCATGTGGGTATCCCTGCCAAGGCTTTGTTCCTCTCGAAATGGGAACGGGAGGATGCGAACCTTGACCCCTCCCTGCTTGGCACCATTGAGGCATACCTGCCCAGTGAAGGCAAACGGGTTGCAGCTCCTGTAGTCCCTCGAGGTGTGGCCACAGTCGCAGCAGTGGGGCAGGGCGCGCGGACCATCAACCTGTATATGGTCAATGTGGAGGGGCCTGCAGCGCAGAACTACCCCACCTATGAGGCCCAATACAGCAGTGGCTTTGAGTCTGCACTGAGCAAGGTGGCTACCTACACCCTGACAGACACACAGACCCTGCAGCTGACTCCCGAGACGATTGGCAATGAGACAGGCCTATACCGTCGGTACTACTTCACCTGCCCTGAGGCCAATATCCTTGCCCCAGTGCGCATCAGGCATGCAGACACAGAAGACCCGCTGCCTGTGGGTGTAGACACTGTGGCACCTACTGGGGGCATCACCCTCAAGCCTGACCTGAGCCTCACCAAGCTGGACAGCCAGGCCTTCCATGCTCGAGCTATCCGCTACCGCTTCAACCAGGCTGCTGTTTATCAGTCCATTGAGCTGTACCCACACGTAGCAGCAGACCAAGACGTCAATGTGCGCATGGTGATTGCCCCCACTCGCATGCAGGAAGACCAAGACGCGCCCCTGGTGCCTGCTGCCTATGCACAAATTGTGGCCTATGCAGCGCTGGAGTCCCTTGCCCTCAAGGTGGACAATGCAGCGCTATCACAGGTCTATGCACGCAAGAAGGACGTGCTGTACAAGGCCATGGAGCAGAGGTACCTGAAAGAGGTGCCCAGGCGCATCATCAAGGGCCTGCCCACTGCAGGGTATCGCTTCACCCGCAACCCGTTTGGCCCCCTGTCCTTCTCATGAATCAGTCACAGTATCAGACCCCCATTGCAGGCGGTGTAGCTACTCGACTGCCCCAAAATCCCCAGGATGCAGGTGCGCTTGAGAATTGGCGCATAGACCGAGTGTCAGGGGGATGGTGTAGCCGTGTGGGCTATGAGCCCTACAGAGTAGGTCACTCGAACTGGGAACCGTTCAACACCACTGGACCCATATACGGGCTGCATGTTGCGCAGCAGCTGGGGGGTGGTGCAAGGCAGGCAGTGCTCTTTGAGGCAGATGGGAAGCTGCAATACTACTATGATGCAGCAGGGAGCACCCCAGCGCTTGAAACCCTGGCAAGTGGTCGACACATCCCCACACCCACTGAGGCAGGGCCATGGTTCACCGACACACCACACGGCACCATTGTCACCAATGGGGTAGATAGGCCGGTCATTGTGAACCCATGGCCCCTGGGTGACTTTGCAGAAAGTGCCATAGCCATCACCCGCTGCATCAGGCCCTTTGGCTTTGCTACCCTGCCTGGGGCGCCTGAAGCGCTCAAGGTCAACCCAATGCCTGCCCCAGTCGCAGGCGACTACAACCCTACAGTGCAGAGCGCTGTGACCTTGTGGGCTATGGCCAATCCGCTTGCCATCGCAGATGGGGGCAGGTGGGGCCTGGGGCTGAGTGGCAACACAGGAGCAAGCGCAGCAGCAGGGGACAGCAAAAGTGTGTTTTCATACGCTGTTAGCTTCATCTCAGACACAGGCAGTGAGGGGCCTGTCAGTGAGCTGGGAACGATTGCCTGGGGCCTGCCCATCAATGCAGAAGGCGCGCGCCACTGTGTAGCGGTCAGGCTGCCCATTGGACCAGAAGGAACGGTAGCGCGGAAGCTGTACCGCACCAAGAACTACAGCGATGATGGACTACAGCCAGGTGAGACCACACTGTATGAGCTGGAGGTCATCCGGAACAATGCAGAAGACCTCTACTTCGATGCGATTCGGACAGCAGACCTGCGCCTTCCTCGGGAGGAAATCGCTACAGGCCCACTACCTGCCCCCAGGGCAAGGTTCAGCGCCCTCTTTGCGGGCAGTCTGTGGCTGGATGGGGGCGCAGCAGATGGGCTGAGCCTGTACTACTCAGCGCCTGGCCTCATAGAGCAGTTTGGGACGGCTAACTATATCCAACTGGCTGCAGAGGGTGGAGCAGTCACAGGTCTATTTGGGGCCTACACTCGCTTGGTTGTCTTCAGGGAGCGTGGGATCGATGTAGTCAGTGGAACCTACAGCACAGGCTTTGAGGTCACCACAATCAGCAACTCAGTGACCTGTGTAAGCCCTCACACCATTCAGGCTGTGCCAGGGCTAGGGCTGGTCTTCCTTGCAAAGGATGGCATCTATGCGCTCACAGGAGGCCTGGAGGGTGGTGCCATTGCAGACGTGCTGAACCTCACAATGGGGCAGGATGAGCTTATCCAGCGCATGACCCCAGACTGCTTGCCCAAGGCTGTGGGCATCTTTTCTGCTGCAGCTCGAGAGTATCAAGTGTGGTACCCAGCGCAGGGCAATGACCGGCCCAACAGAGGCATTGTGCTGCACCTCGACAGGCTGGGGCTGATTGACGCTCAAGGCCTGTCTGCCTGGAGTGAGCGCAGCGGGTTCCCTGTGGGAGCCATCGCAACCAGGGCAGATGGCACCATCATCTTTGGGCATCACACAGGCGCAGAGGCAGGGGACACAGACTCGCAGAGGGGTCTGTTTGTCCAATCGGGCAAGCGTGCACGGGGCAGCGTCATCAGTGATGATGTGATGGTGTGGAACCCTCCCCCCACAAGCACATACCGGTCAGCATGGTGGTCAGCAGGTGACCCTCAGCTGCAAAAGCAAATTACCTATGTGACTGTGTGGGTGATGACCACAGGTGACGCAAGCATCACCATGCGCCATTACAAGGACTTCAGCCTCACCCCTGTGCTTGAGCGCACCTACCTTGCACAGCCCCCTGACGCTGCAGCGCTGCCCACAATGGATAAGACGCTATTGGGGTCGACCGAGTACCGGACAGAGCGCCTGGTGCCCCTACGCTACAGCGTCGCCCACATGAGTGCTGCATGGTTCTGCTTTGAGATTGAGACCACTGCTGATGTCATCCTTGTGGGCCACGAGTATGAGTACACCACCAAGGGCACCAAGGTGACGATGGGGGTGAGAGCGTGAAACAGTGGACACAGAGAGAAGCCACCCAGGGCGCTACCGCTTCCCCTGATGCAGTCAATGATGAGCTGCGAGCGCAGCAGAGCAGCATCACCACCCTTGACCGAGACCAGCTGCCCGACGACTACGTCAACGATACGCGCCTGGTGCTTGGGGCGCTGCATCACAGCTACACTGCCAGCAGCTACCCTACAGCAGACGGGCAGCAGAACACAGTCATCCTGTCAGACAGCTTAGCTGCAAACGCTTGGTACTGTGCTAGCCACACCAGCTACCCAGGGGGCTGGGTGAACGTCGACACAGGCACAGGCATCCAGCTGACGGATTGGAAAGGTGGCCACCTGCACTTTGAGTGGGCAGGCAATGCGTTCATCAATGGCTGCTTTGCCAGTGGCGCGAACATCGCCTATCCCAAGACCCCAAGGTACCTAAATCTGCGCATCACAGCCAATGGGGTAACCATCGCAGAGAAGCGCGGGCCTGGGTATCATGAGGCTTTCAGGGTCATTGCCAGCACACTGGTGGCACAGGGACCGCTGACAATCCGCTTGCAGTGGCGCATCACAGAGCCCAGTGAGGATGACCCTGTCTTTACATCAGGTGGGGATGTGGTGCCCCAAGCTCACCTGTGGGGCATGCGCTATCTGGCAATTGGGAGGTGGAGATGAGCCGCATCACAGACGGGCCGGTCAAGGATGGGGACAGCCTCAGTGCTGCCAGCCTCAATGACCGCTTTGCCTCCTACACTCAGACAGACCTCAATGCCTTCAACCACAGAGATGCAGCGCATGACCTGCCCCAGTTCGACACAGGCTGGTTGCTCACCCATGCGCAGACAGTGCAGATAGGCAAGCCAGATTGGAAGCACAGCAGCTATGTCACAGTGCCTGGGCAGGTCATCATGCCTGCGCTGCCTCATCCTGTAGAGGATGGAGCAGGCACACCCACAGTCATGAGCTTTGGGGCAGGCCTGACGATTTCCCCAGGTGAGGTTTTTCGCGCCTATTGGAACTTGTCAGTATTTGCAGGCCCTGGCAGCAACTGGAACGCAGCGGGCAGCCTTGGCTTCATGAACTTTGACAACGGGTCTGGGGGCACTCGAGCTGCAAGCACCTGGGGCGCAGTGTGGGTGACCTACTTACAGTGGGATGTGACAGACGCGACCCTCAACAACTGGGTAGAGGTGCAAGGACAGTCAGACTTCAGTACCATTATTGGCGCAAAGTATGGCAGCGTCATGGGTAGCACTGAGGCCACTGCTGTGGTGCCTGCAGACCTCAGACATGCAGACCGCCCCAGTCAAGGCACCCTGCCCAATGCCAGTGTGCAGCGCTCGCAGCGCTGGAGGGGTGTGAGTGGCGCTTGGTATTTTGTGCCTGGTGCTACTCGCACGGTCTATGGGTTGCGTGTGGTTATCAAGGGCATCATGCACCCCTGGAATAGTGGAGGGCTGAACTATCTGGTGCACGATACCGCTTACAGCTTGGATGCATTTTTGCGGTACAATGCGGGCAGCCTGTCAGTTCTCAAGCATCGGGTGCAGTGATGTCATACACCCCACCCAACACTTTCGCAGATGGCACAATCCTCCAAAGCAGTGAGCTGGAGGGGAACTATCAGGAACTGCGCAAATATTTACACAGTTTCATTGTAGCAGGGGATGTGGAGGCCTCGCAGTGGATTGATACGCGCCACATCCAGCCACCTGCCTATGAGGCGTACAGCGCTGTGCAGCATGGGGTGAGCGGTCATCAAGGAGGCAGCAACAGTGGGCAGACCCGCCTGACGTTTGCCACCAAGTACCTGAGCGGACAAGGCAGGACGGGCAGCACCTCCTTCCATGCCATCCCTGGCACTGCAATCACCCTGGATTTGCGCAGGGCCTGCACTGTGGCCTTTCACTATTGGTATGAGCTGGAGTGTGGACCAGACACCAGCACAGGCGCAGGGCAGGTGACCAGCACAGAGCGTCAGGTGTGGATTGCACCTTATGTGGGCAATGTCTCCACAGCTTACAGCAGCTACCGAGAGCAGGCGCAAGAGGGCTGCAACCACCAGACAGGATGGGCAAGCAGCACAGGCTTTGGGGCAGAAATCCCATATCCCCTGGGTGGCGCCTATCAGTCCAGAGATGGCACCCTCATCTACAATGCCCCTAATGCGCGCATCACTTTTGGCCTGGCTGCTCACTCACGCATTGACCGTGTGGCTGTGGTCAACTGGGGTGTAGCAGTCGAGTCATTCTACCTGTGAGACCAGCATGGCAATCGATCCCATCTCTTTAGGCCTCCTGGGTGCTGGTGTAGCACGGGCAGGGGTAGGCATTGCACAAGGCATTGGGCAGGCTCGAGCTGCACAGGCCTTGCGCTTGACCCCAGCGCAAGTGGAAGAGCTGAGGCGCCTGCAGGAGCGTCAGCGGGCAGGCGAGCTGGGGCTGACAGAAGCGGAAGAGACCGCACTGCGCAAAGCAGGGGAGGGGCAGCAGCTTGCTATCTCGCGAGAGATGGAGGCACAGCAGCTGCAGCAGATGGCAGCACAGCCCCAGGCTGTGAGCGGTCGCGATATTTTCCTCCGAGAGCAGGCAGCACAGACAGCCATGCGCACTGCAGCACAGCAGCAAGAGGCAGCCATCATGGAGGCCAACATTGCTGAGCGAGAGCAGGAGCTTGCACGCATTGCAGCCCTCGAGGGGCAAGCACAGCAGGCAGAAGCCCAGGAGCGGGCAGCCAGGGCGCAGGCAGTCAGCTTGGGGCTGGCAGGAGCAGCCGACGTGGGGATGACTGCGCTGCAGATGGCACATCAGACCAAGATGCAGGAGGCGCAGATTCCGAAGCAGTCAGACACTGACCTGCTGCGCCTGTATCGGCCCCAGCCTACTGGCTACACCTTTGGTGGTCTTGTACCCCTGTCCTGAGAGTTCCCATGGCTTCCCCCTTTTCCGGTCGCAGACCTCAGTACCTCGAGCAATACGCGCGCACTGTCAGCGCCTACCAGCGCTATCAGGACATTGCGCGAGACATTGCAAGCGAGCAAGACCGCCTAAACTACCTTGACAGCCTCATCCAGAGTGAACGGCAGAACCTCACTAATTTGAGTGAGGTCTTTCGTGTGCGCCCTCAAGACCTGGGCAGTGCTCAAGCGCTCCTGCAGCAGCAGTATGCAGGGGAGGATGCAGCACGGCGCAGGGCAGCAGCAGGCAGGGCAGGCAGGGCAGCAGGCTTGCAGCTACCTCGAGAAGCACGGGCAGAACTCACAGCAGTGACTGTAGGCCCAGGGCGCGCGCCACAGACTGCCCGAGATACAGCCCTAAGCCTCATCACTGCAGACACCACACCTGAGCAGGGTGCTGAGATTGTCCGCATCTTGGAAGCGGGGCAGGTGGATGAGGGGTACATCCAGCAGGTGCGGGCACAGCTCGAGCAGGTAGCGAGGGGCAAGGCACCCAGCGGGGCACCTCGAGCGCTCAGCCCAGAAGAGAGAGCAGCAGAGCAGGCCTTGCAGCAGCAGCTTGAGGCAGCGTTCTTTGCAGGCCCTGCAGGCATCCGGGGTGGGTACGATGGGCAAGCCATTGTGGAGCGCAGGCAGCAGACCCCAGCGCCCAAGGGTGTAGGGTTCTCCACTGAGCAGGATGCGTTTGAGGCAGCGCTGCAGGCCATGGCAGATGGAGTCA